CCGTCTGCCCAGCCGGCTTACTTAAATCTGATTTTAAATCAGCGCGTTGAAGCGCATTCGCCCTTCATATCGCGGACTTTATGGCAAGGCGCGGAGGGGGCAGTGCCTTTGGATATGGGGGATAATCCAGTTTATCTGGGGTTGGATTTATCATCCACGCAGGATTTGACGGCGTTGTCATTGATTGCGGAGATAGACGGCAAGTTTTATCACCGCCCCTATTTTTGGTTGCCGGAGGTTGGGTTGGTGGATAAATCCCGCGCGGATCGGGTGCCTTATGATTTATGGCAACAGCAAGGGTATTTGCTAACCACGCCAGGGCAGGCGGTTGAATATGATTTTGTGGCGGATTTTCTACGGGGTATTTTTGATAGTCATAACGTCCGCGCGGCGGCGTTTGATAGATGGAATTTCAAACATTTTCGCGGCAGCCTTCATCGGGCCGGTTTTTCGGAAGATGAGATAGAAAATTGTTTCGTGGAATTTGGTCAAGGATTCCGCAGTATGTCGCCAGCTTTGCGGGAGACGGAGAGTATTCTTTTAGCATCCCGACTAGTACAGGACGGGAATCCGGTCATGAATATGTGCGCCGGCAACGCGGTTGTGCAGACGGATCCGGCGGGCAATAGAAAGCTAACAAAGGCAAAATCTTCCGGCCGCATTGACGGGATGGTGTCGATGGTTATGGCCCTTGCGGCTGCACAGAGTGACCAGCCGGAGGCGCTCGCCATTAGCCCGTGGGAAGACCCTGATTTTAGAATTGGACAGTTTTGATGAAATGGCCTTGGCAAAAAACAGAGCAGCGTAGCTTAGAAAATCCACAAGTGAATATCAGCAATGCGGAGATAATCAACTTTTTGGGCCTTAGCGGTGATACGGTTTCAGGGGAGAGTGTGACGATTGAAACGGCGCTGGGGGTGCCGGCTGTATGGGCAGCGGTTAATTTTCTATCCTGGACGATGGCAGCTTTGCCACTACACACTTACCGCAAGCGCGATGATAACAGAGAGCGCATCACGGGTGGGCTGGCTGATGTTCTGGGCAAGTCTGTCAGTGATGATATGACGTCTTTTGACTGGCGCAAATATAGTTATGAACAGATGTTGACGGGCGGGCGGGCATTTACGTTCATTGAGCGCAACGGGCGCGGTGAGGTAATAAATTTGCATCCGTTGCCGCCGGAATTTGTCAAAGTCAGGCGCAGCGGCGGCAAAAAAGAATATATTTATAACGAAAATGGCCGGACGCACGTTTACAAGGCGGGGGAGGTTATCGATCTTCCTTTTATGCTGAAAAGTGACTTGTTGAGTCATAGAAGCCCGATATCTTCACATAAAGAGTCTATCGCAAAGGCGCTTGCCATTACGAAGTACGGCGCCAAGATATTTGGGAATGGTGGGGTTCCGCCGTTTGCGCTTGTCGGTCCGTTCCAGTCGCGGGAGGCAACAGATCGCGCACAATCTGACCTGGCGGCGGCGATTGTTAAAGCGAGTAAGGAAAATAGGTCTGTTTTGCCGTTGCCTACCGGCCACGAAATTAAAACACTAGGCGCAGATCCTGAAAAGATGCAAATGACCGAGGATCAGCGGTTTTTGATTGAGGAAATCGCGCGCATTTACGGCTTGCCGCCCGTCTTTCTTCAAGATTTGACGCACGGCACATACAACAACACAGAGCAACAAGATTTGAATCTGGTCAAGCATCGGTTGCGCTCGCTGGTGGTGCAAGCGGAGTCACAGTTGAACCTGAAATTATTTGGCCGCAATTCAGATTATTTTGTGGAATTTAGCCTGGACGGGCTTTTGCGCGGCGACATTAAGTCCCGTTATGAGGCTTACGCAAAAGGCATTCAAAACGGCTTTATGGAGCCGAACAGGGCGCGGACAATGGAAAACTGGCCGAAAATGGACGGCCTTGCGGATGATTTATTTATCCAGGGGGCATCCGTGCCTTTGGACCAGCAGGGCGTGATACAGAACGAGACGGATGAAAACGAGGCGCAAGAATGACTAATCCCAAGGAATTAGAAAGACGATTTTCTAAAATCGGTCCCGCGGAGGTGCGGGCGGATGATGACGGAATCAAGGTCGCTGGATATGCTGCGGTTTTTGGTGAGGATGCCGATATTGGCGGGCATTTTATAGAGGTGATCGAGCGCGGCGCGTTTACAGATGCGCTGGCCCGCGGCGATGATGTTGTTTTTTTAGTCAATCATGAGGGCCTGCCATTGGCCCGTTCTACATCTGGCACATTGACCCTAAAAGAGGATGATAAGGGCCTTTATATGGAGACGGTTCTTGCTGCGGATGATCCAGATGTGCAGCAAATTGTCCCAAAAATGCGCCGTGGCGATATGACAAAAATGTCGTTTGCTTTTTATGCACAGCGCGAGGAATGGGACGACACAGGCGATATTCCCCGCCGCCGCATACTGTCTGCCGCGTTGGGGGATGTGTCCATTGTTACCACACCGGCTTATGAGGGCACAGATATTGGTTTACGGTCGCTAGACCATTTTCGGAACGAGCGGCAAGAACAGAAAAGAGAAAACTTTAAGGCCACGCAAAGGCGGTTACGCCTTAAAATGGACCTGGGATTACGGTCTCGGAGAACGGCAGATTAGTAAACTGCCTATTTAACAGCCCCGCAAGAGCGGGGCTTTTTTTATGGCATATGAAAGGATTTAAAATGCCGGATATTTTGAAAGAGCTACGAGAAAAGCAAGCTAAAATCGTCCATGATGCCCGTGGGATTTTGGCGGAAGTTGATAAGAATGATACGACAGAAGAGCGGGCGCAAGAGCTAGAAGGCCAATATGACGCCGCAATGGCGGAATATGACCAGATCGGCGAGCGTATTCAACGTGAAGAACGACTGGCCCGCGCGAATGCTGCGCTAGAGTCCGGCGATGCCCGCGCACCCGAACAGGTAGACAGTGAAGCGGAAGGCCGCGCGGAAGTAAAGCCGACTGAATATCGTGAGACGTTCGCCAAAGCGATCAAGCATGGCATGTCGGCCCTATCACAAGAAGAGCGGCAGCAAATGGCGGATCACCTTGCCTCTGTGCCACAAGAAATTCGTGCGCAAGCCACGGGGACCGATGCGGCGGGCGGCTACACAGTGCCCACGGAGCTTCTGGCGACCATTGAAAAATCAATGGCGGCATGGGGTCCAATGTTGGACGGCGGCGTAATTGATTTGATGCAGACAGATAGCGGTAACCCTATTGAGTTGCCGACTGTTGATGATACTGCCAACGGCACGGAGCTAGTGGCAGAAAATGCCGCCGTTACAGATGACGGTTCCGGCGATATTGTTTTTGGTCAAAAGAGTCTGGGCGCGTATCTCTGTGGCTCAAAAATGGTGCGTGTGCCGATTCAGCTTCTGACCGACTCTGCTTACAATATTGATCGCCTGGTTTCTGAATTGTTCGGCGAGCGGTTAAGCCGTGGTGCCAATAAGGTTCTGACAACCGGCACAGGCTCAAGCCAGCCGGCGGGGATCGTCACAGGTTCGGCCGCGGGGACAACGGCCGCCGCAACAGCGGCGATCACGTCCGATGAGATTTTGGACCTGATCCATTCGGTTGACCCAGCGTATCGTGATGCGCCGACTTGTCGTCTGATGTTCAATGATGACACGTTGAAGGCGATCCGCAAATTGAAAGACGGCAACGGCAATTATCTCTGGCAGCTTGGCAATATCCAGTCCGGCGAGCCTAACTTAATTGCGGGGTACCGCTATAGCGTTAACCAGGCGATGGACAGCCTGGCCGCTGCGAAAAAGGTTGTTCTTTTCGGCGATATGAAAAAATATCTTGTTCGCCGTGTAGGTACACCGCAGATGATCCGTCTTTCAGAACGGTACGCGGAAAATCTGCAAGTTGGCTTTATGGCTTATACCCGTCTGGACGGGGTGCTGACCAACAGCGCCGCTGTGAAGCATCTTATAACGGCCGCGTCATAAGATCGGCGGTTTCACAACAAAAGGCGGGGGTTTATCCCCCGCCTTCTTATTACAACGGAAGGGAATATCAGGTGGCAGAGAAAAAACTAAAAATTGTGCTGGTGTCCAGCTTATCTGGCCCTAACTACACATATTCGCCTGGTGATATTGCGGAGTTTCCAACAGGTGAAGCGGCACGGCTCATTGAAGCGGGCATCGCCCGCCCTTTTCGGGCAGTGAATGACATGGAAAAGGCGGGGGCGAATAAGCCACGTCCACGGAAGCGGAAATAATCATGTCGTTTTTTGCACATGATCCTGACGCCGGATCGCTGGATTACAGCATAGATTTTACAGATTGGCTGGCGGCCGGTGATACCGTTTCGACTGTTGACTGGACGGTTTGGCCCGCTGGCCCTGTTTTATCTTCCCCCACAATTAATGGTGCCGTTGCGACGGTGCTTGTTAGCGGCGGAGTGCGTGGCAATCAATACCGCCTGACGGCAAATGTCACATCTGGGGCGGGGCGTGTGGATCAGCGGTCTATAGTTTTGCAGATGGGGCAGCTATGAATACAACGGAAATGACTAATCCGCCTTGCCTGCCTGTGACTTTACAACAGGCAAAGTCATATTTGCGGGTTCTGGATGGTGAAGATGACGCGACCATTATTGATATGATTGCCGTTGCCACGCGCCGCGCGGAGGTGATTTTAAATCGTCCTATTATTGCGCGGCAGTATCGCGCTGAATATGACTGTTTTCCTGCGGCGTTTGAGTTGAAGAAATCGCCGGTGTTATCCGTGGATTCTATCACATACATTGACACAGACGGCGCGTCACAGACACTTGTTTCCCAAAATTACAGGGTTGATCTGGGTGATAGATACCGCCCTGCACGAATTTCCCCTGCCACGGGGATAACATGGCCCGCAACAGCCAGCGATTATAACACAGTGAAAGTTGATTTTACGGCGGGATATGGCGCGGACTGGACGTCTGTACCGGCTGCGGTCCGCCATGCGGTTCTTATGTTGACGGGGCATTATTACGATGAGAGGTCAATCGTGACATACGGGCGGGCCGCGACAACGGTTCCGGAAACGGCGGCGGCATTATTGGCCGGTGAGGCACTCCCAATATGAATATTGGTGATCTGCGCGAACGTGTCACGCTTGAACAAACAGTAAAAACAGCGGACGGAGGCGGCGGTTATAGCCAGTCATGGGAAAGTGTCGGTGTTTTTCCTGCCCGTGTGCGGCCTTTGACGGCGCGAGAAGTTGCCCAAGCGGGGCAAGAGATAGCCCAGAGCCGTTATGAAGTGACGATGCGTTATCGTGACGGCGTAACAACGGCCATGCGCCTACAGTGGCAAGGCCGTATATTGAATATTGAAACGGCGCAAAATAGGGATGAGAGGCGGCGGTTTTTGACGATGGCCTGTCTTGAGGGAGAGGTTACTTAATGGCGCGGCGTGGTTCTTATGCCAATGTCTCAAAACTGCGAAAAACATTGCGGCGCATCGAGCCAGAATTGCGTAAAGAGGTAGAGGACGAGGTCGAACATGCCGCCCAGGTTGTGCAGGCGGACGCGATTAAGTTGGCGCCAAAAGACACGGGCAATCTGGCCAGCCAGATATCCTATAAGGTCGCCCGTGATGGGCTGACGGCAAAAATCGGCTTTCGCGGGAAAAAAGCTAATCGCCAAGCCTTTTATGCGCGGTTTATTGAGTTCGGAACAAAAAAGACGGCGCCGCGGCTTTTTAAGAAAGGGGCGCGTAAAGGTAAAACAAAGCGGGGCCACAGTGGATTGCCTGCGCGGCCATTCCTGCAGCCGGCTTTACAAAATAATTTTCACTATATCACGCGGCGCCTGGATGGTGCCGTTGAATCAACGCTAAGGAAAGTGACCCGCCGTGCCAAGTGAGACCTGGGAATTACAGCAGGCCGTCTATGCGGCTTTGTCACAAGCGCTGGCCACGCCAGTTTATGATTACGTGCCGTCTTCTACAGCCCTTCCATATACACAGTTCGGTGATTTTCAGACGGCCCCCACGCGGTACAAGGATGCATCATTAAAGACAATCACGTTTAGTCTGTTTACGTGGTCGTCCGCGGCGGGCCGAAAAGAGGTGGAAGAAATCGCGGCGGCGATTGTGTCGGCCATAGATGAGGCGGCGCTAGTTCTGCCGTCACATGATTTTGTTGATCTGCGATGGATTTCAACAAGTATTGAATCAATACCAGATGAGCAGCTTTACGTGGCGCAGCAACGCTTTACTGCGCGGATAGATTAATTTTAACAAAGGAAAGGTTCTCTTATGTCTGCAACAGATTTGGGCAAGAAGGTTCTTGTCAAACTATATGATGATGTTTCTGCCTACGATACAATACCAGGGCAGGAGTCAACAACATTCGGCGGCAGCACAACCACAGTTGACACAACGACAAAAGACGATGATGGCTGGGCGACAAGCCGTGCTGTCAATCGTTCCGGCAATGTATCAGTTTCCGGCAAGTATCCAGGGGGCGGCAATACTGTTTTCGAGCGCCTGCAAAGCAAATGGGGCGATGGTTCCTCCCCTACAGATGTGCAGCTTGAGATTGTTTATAACACGGACGGCGACAAGTACGCCGGCACATTCACAATCAGCAATTTCCAGTTAGACGGCGACAGCCAGGATGTGATCCAGTATCAGGTTGAATTTGTGCCAACGGGTGCTTTGACCGACACAAAGGCTTAGTTTGAATGAATAAAGCAAGAGGCGAAGGCCGGATAAAACTAGGGCCGGATGAATGGACCATTGATCCGACATTTGAGAACATTGCCCGTTTTGAGCAGGCCAGCGGCGTTGGCCTGTTGGATTTTACCCGCCGCGTGGCGGTAGGGCAGGCCAGCCTAACAGAAATTGCGGCTTTTCTCTGGGCAACCATTGATCATGGCGGCGCGTTGTCAAAAAATGATATTGGCCAAGGGCTGTTAGTACATCCTTTGACAGACACAACGGCCGTGCTTGCTGACGTGCTGTTTGTCGTTTTGAATGGCAACGCTGGCGCCGATGAGGATCAGCCGGCGTCAGGCAATAAAAAAAAGTAGGCGATGACCTAACGCATTTCCCTATTGAACAATCCTTTGGCGTGGCGATGGCCGTTCTTGGCTGGTCGCCCCGCACCTTCTGGCGGGCAACCCCGCTTGAATACACTATTGCGATTAATACTTACGTCAAAATTAACAATCCAAACACGGAAGATGATCAATCTTCTGATCCTGATCCTGATTTCCTAAACCGCGTCGCGCTGGAAGAGGCGCGAGATCGTGAAAGGCGCCGCCGTGGCAACAATAGCCCAAGACCTACTTGTTAACATTGATGCAAATACGGAGCGCCTGCGTCGTGAGTTGCGGCGCATGGAAAAACAGACGGCTTCTTCCCAGCGGCGTGTTGATCGATCCCTGAAAAGTATTGATAAATCGTTTAAGCGGTTGAATCGTGCCGGCGCCGCCTTTGCGGCCGTTTATGCGTCTGCTATGGCAATCCGTGGCACTGTACGGGCGGCCGATGAACAGGCGATTTTGAGAGCAAGAATAGAGGCTGCGACCAAGGCGACCGGTGATTATCAGGATGTGTATGAACGATTGCTGGAAACGGCTATCAAAACAGGCACAGCCTTGGCGGCCAATGTTGATATGTTCCAGCGCGTCAATCATTCGGCCTCTGCCCTTGGGGCAACCACGGAAGATGTCACGCGGCTTAATGCTGTGATCCAGCAATTAGGCGTTTTGGGCGGTTCCAGCACAGAGGCGATAAATGCTGGCACGTTGCAGCTTGCGCAAGGTTTAGGCGCGGGGATTTTGCGGGCGGAGGAATTTAATTCTGTTGTTGAAAATCTGCCAGAGGTGGCGCTCGCATTGGCCCGCGGCCTGGGTGTTGAAGGCGTGGGCGCATTGCGGAAAATGGTTCTTGAAGGCAAGGTTCTATCCCAGGACGTGTTTGCGGCGCTTCTCAAACAGCAAGAGGAAATTAATCAACGGTTTGAAGATATGCCGTCTTCACTTAGTCGCGGCTTTTCAAGTTATCTGACAGCCATTAAGGCGCGGCTTGGTGATGTTAATGAAGAATTTGGCGTCACTGCGAAAATGGGCGAGATTTACGAAAATCTTGCGGAGATTATCGCCCCGCCAAACGCAGAAGAGCGGATAAAAAGCCTAACCGATGAAATCGCGCGGCTTAATCGTGAGTTGGCTAATGCCCCTACTATCTGGGGGGGAGAGTCACAGACACATAAGCGGATCAGAAAAAAGATCAGCGCCGCAGAGGCCGAGCGCGATTCTCTTATAGTTGGCGGCGCGCTGGACGATGGCAACATACCCATTGTGACGAAACCGCCGCGCATAGACGGGGCCGCGCGGACAGATCGGGGCGTCATCGGAATTGACATTGCCGATAGAATGGATTCGGATGACACAGCCCGAGAAGAGGCGCGGGACCGTGTCTATGAGGGGCGAGAGGAGACGGTCCAGCTTTTAAAAGAGTTGGAGATTGAGGCGTTAAAATCGAGTGACAGGCTAGTTGAGGCGGCAAGGGCCGAGGCGGCGCAGGAGTTAGCGATATGGCGTCAACGCCATGACCAGGGTATTGCGACAGAAGAACAGCTTGCGCAAGCGCGGATATTAATCAACAAGAACACCGCCGCCGAAATAAAAGATATTCAAGAGAATGAGTTTAGTAGGCTGCGGGAATTAACAGATCAATTTGCAGAGGATTTCGGCGCGATATTCATTGAAGGGACCGACAGCGTCGGCGATTCATTTTCGAATATGGCGAAGTCTTTTAAAAATGCGTTGCTGAAAATGTTGGCGGACGCATTAATCATTGCGCCGCTGCAAAATCTTTTAGGGACGCTGACAGGCGGCTTAACAGGTGGCGGTGGATTATTAAGCGGTTTATTTGGTCGTGCCGTTGGTGGTCCCGTGATGGGTAAACAGCCCTATATTGTGGGGGAGCGCGGGCCAGAATTATTCGTGCCACGCGGTAATGGCGACATCATCCCTAATCATAGAATGCCAACGGCTGGCCCCGCCGCGGCGCCTGCAGTGCATATCACACAGCATTTACACTTTGACACAACACTTGAAAGCGTTGATACGCGGATCGCGCAATCCGCCCCCCGTCTTGTTGAGGCGAGTAAGGGTGCGGTGCTTGATGCGATGAATCGCGGCGGTGCTTATCGTAAAGGAGCTTTGGCCTGATGCCGTTGACTTATCCACTTCATTTGCCAGGCACTGCGGGCATTCGTGCCAGTGAATGGGGATTGACCAGTAACAATGTGGTGCATGAAAGCCCATTTACTGGCCAGCAACAGGTTATTTCCCGTGTGGGTAATTATTGGTCAGGAATGCTGGAATTGCCGCCCATGACGGAAGATCAGGCGGCGGTCTGGCGGGGGTTTGTTACCGGATTAAAGGGACAATATGGCACCTTCTGGGCGGGTGATCCTGACAATCGCCGCCCGCGGGGAGAGATTAAGAATTACGGCCGTAATCTTTTGCTCAACGGCGGCGGAGAACAATCCAGTAACAGCTATCCTTTTTATACGGAAGATATAGCGGTGCGGACGCCTTATCCTGGCGTTAACAAGGGAGTCCGTGCAGGCGACAAGTTGACCGTCTCTGTTGATTTGAAAGTTGATGCCGCCGCCGCCGCCGCGGGCGTAACAAGCTATTTTACGTTATTTATCATTAAAAACGGCGTCTGGTGGAGCCAGGTTTACGCGCATTCATCTGATCTGACCTATACCCGCTATACGCGCACCCTGACGATCGAAGATAACTTTGATTATATCCGGTTAGGTCTGTATCACTATCCTTCGACAGAGACGGCGGGCCTGGCTTATTGTCGTAATGCTATGGTGGAGGTGGGCGACACTGCTTCAAGCTACACTGATCCTATTGTTGTTAATGGCGGCGGGCAGACAGGGGATGAAATCGCCTTGCGCGGTCTGCCCGTGGATACAGAGGCCGTTATTGCGGCCGGTGATTATTTTCAGGTGGGCACCCAGCTTTTTCAGGCGACCTGGAATGCATCGAGCGACAGCAACGGTGAGGCAACGGTAAAGATAGAGCCGGCGTTGCGATCTAGTCCAGCGGATGGGGAGTTGGTTATTTTCGACAATCCCCAGGGCATATTTGCTTTGACCGACGATGTGCGGTGGCGGGCGGATCAATTTAAACAGTTTGGCATGAGTTTTGGTATTCGGGAGCGTTTTTAAATGACGCGTGAAATCACACCGGCCTTTCTGGCGGGCATGGCGGAAAATGAGGTTTGTCCGGTCTATTTCTGCAAGATGGAGTTTGATAGCGGCGCCAGGAACGTGTGGTCTGGCGTGGGGACCGTATCATGGAATGGCGACACATGGGCGGGGATCGGCGAGCTAGGCGGAATCGGGGCGATTGAAGAAAATAGCGATAATAGAGAGGACAAAGTCACATTGTCACTATCAGGCGTTGATCCTGACGTGCTGGCTTCTGTGCTCGATGACCCCATACAGGGCCGGACAATAACAATCTGGATCGGCTTGCTGGACAACACATATCAGTTAATTGCTGACCCGATTATTTTATTCGGTGGTGTTATGGACATGCTGGAAATTCAGGACGGCAAGACAGGCACGATTTCGCTTCATTGTGAAAGTTGGGCGCGAACCGATGGCCGCAATATCGAGCGGCGATTTACGCCTGACGATCAGAAATTAGAATATCCAGACGATCTGGGGCTGGACTATGTCCCACAGATGCCGGACGTTGATTTGCTTTGGGGATCCCCTGGGCAGTCTGGCCCTGCCGTGGCCCCTAGTACGCCGGTACGGTATGGGTGGGGAGGTTACTATTGGTAAGGCGGCTGGATGACTGGGATCAAAAACTATTTGCCGTTATAGACGCCGCCCGCCAGCGGCGTTTTGCTTATGGGGTGCATGATTGTTGCGTGTTCGCGGCGGATTGTGTCATGGCGCAGACAGGCGTTGATCCTATGGCGGGGATTAGGGGATATCGCGGAGAAGATGCCGCGCAAGAAATCATTAACGAGTTTGGCAGTCTATCAAAGGCGGCCCGTGCGGTGCTTGGGCGGCCTTATCGTGGCCGCAAGGGCCAAGCTAAACGCGGGGACGTGGTGTTGGGCCGGATTCTTGATGAATGGGCGGTGGGCGTTTGTCTTGGGCAAGTGGCGGCGTTTGCAACAATTTCCCAGAAGGGTTTGGTTTTTGTGCCTATGGCCCGCGCGGAAGTGCGCTTGGCATGGGATATAGAGAAGGTTTCGAATGGGTAAAGTGCTCCCTATAGCCATCGGCGTTGGCCTAATGCTGTTGCCTATGGCCGCCCCTGCTTTTTTTGCCACGACAGTTGGGATTGCCGCGATTGGCGCTGTCACGCTGGCGGAAATCGTTTTCTTTGTTGGGGCGGGCCTTGCCCTGACGGGCCTTGCACGGGTTTTATCCCCCCGTCCTAGCATTGATATGCCAGAAAACCGCGTCCAGGTGCGGTCTGGCACGGCGCCCCGCACTATTGCCTATGGCCGCGCGGAGATTGGCGGCGTTGCTGTTTTTGCACAAAGCTATGGGACAGATAATGAATTTATGTCCCAGTTATGGGCGGTGTGCGCGGGGGAGGATGCCGGCATTGATGGCTTTGAAAGTTTTTATTTTGGTGACAAAGAAGTGACTTTTGTCTCAAACGCGGCGCAGGGCGAATTTGCGGGCAAGATGTGGCTTTATACACACACTGGGACGGCGGATCAGGTGGCCGACAGCGTAATGACGGCGGCGGCCCCCACAAAATGGACGGCAGATCATCGCTTGCGCGGGATTGCCTATTACCATGTCAAATATCAATATGACATTGACGTTTTTCCGAATGGAATAAAACCATCATCTATCATTGTCCGTGGGCTAAAAATTTATGACCCCCGCAAAGATGGCCTGAATTATGCGGCTCTGGGCGGATCAGGCACACACCGCCCTGATGACCATACAACGTGGGAATGGTCGCGCAATCCCGTTTTGGTATGGCTGCATTACCGCAGCCTTAGTTTATATGGCCCTAAAAATCCCCTATCCGCAATTAGTATGGAAAGTGTTTTTACGGCGGCAAATATCTGCGATGAGGCAGTTTCACTTAAAGAAGGCGGGACACATGCGCGCTATACCTTTGACGGGGTGCTGGATACCGCGTCACGGGTTGGTGATAACATAGAAATGATTTTATCGGCGATGGGTGGCCGGCAGATATTCCAGCAAGGGCAGTTCCATATTTACGTGGCGGCCTGGACAGTGCCGACAGTGACACTGGATGAAACCGCCTTGCGCGGCGATATTCGCCTGACGCCTTATCTAAGTCGCAAGGAATTGCGCAACGCGGTAAAAGGTTTGTATATCAATGCGGATGACCATTATAAGCCAGCGGACATGCCTTTACGGGTTAATGCGACATGGGAGACGGAGGACGCGGGCGAACGGCATTGGCATGATTTGACATTCCCCGCAACGGTAGATCATCGCCGTGCGCAACGCCTCGCCCTGCTAGACTTGCGGCGCAGCCGGAATCAGATCGCCGTCACTCTGCCCTGCAAGATCGGGGCATTACAGCTTAAATGTTGGGATACGGTTATGCTGGATAATGACCGGTTTGGGTGGTCGGGAAAGACGTTTCGCGTAATTGCCTGGGCGCATAATCCGCAGGACGGCGGCGTTGATTTAACGCTGAAAGAAGAGCAATCCGCCGATTATTCATGGGTGCCAGCAACAGATGAGTTAGACGCAAGTACGGCGGGCGCGGTGAGTGTTCTTGACCCGACTACAGCGATCACGCCTGACGGGTTTACCGTTTCGCCTGTTGTAAAAACAGGGACGGGGGGCGCAAAGACGCCTGCTGCCGTTTGTACTTGGACGCCGAATGCCAGCCCGTTTATTCGGGAGACAGAAATACAATATAAACTATCGAGCGGTGGGAGTTGGAGTCCAGTCCGCGGCGAAGATGCGCAGGCGGGTGAATTAGAGATTCTTGGTCTGTTAAATGGCCTGCAATACGATTTTCGTATTCGCTATATCACAACGCAGGGCGTTAGATCTGCGTGGGTGACAGTAACGAATGTGACGGCGCCGGCTGATATGACGAGTGCAGACGCTGCGTCTGTGACATGGGATAATGTATCCGGCACGGGCAAGCCGGATGATAATGCGACGTTGGGCGCGACATGGTCCAGCAATATCGCGGGACAGCCTACAGATGTAGAGCTTAACGCGCGAATATCAGTCCGTGAAACGTTTGACTATCCCGATACAAGTAACTTACCTTGGGAAAACTTTAGCGGCGCCGGTGAGATATCTATTGTCGAGGGCGGCGAAGCGGGCGGCAAGTTCCTAAGAGTTGGCGATAATTCGGGTAATGACCAAAGGTGGTTTCAGTTCGAAATTAATGTCCCATACGATCCTGGTAAAATTTATAGAATTAGGGGCCGCGCCCGCAAGACTGCGGGTTCCGGTGTTTTGTATATCGGAGTTGCTGGTGTTGCGGCAGATGGCACAACATTGGTTAATACCGCGGGTTTGAATACCGCAAGTAATCAACATTACATAGCAGCAACAGCGCAGTCTGTAGGTGCCAGTTGGACGGATTTTGTAGGCTACTTTACAGGCCATGCTGTATCTGGCAATGGTGGCGAGCACCCAAATTACAATGACCCTGCGACAATCCATGAGGACGCCCGCTACATTCGCCCAATGTTCCTTGTAAATCATTCATCTACGGCGGGCATCACTGAAATTGATGAAATTGTGCTGGAAGTTATGGACGCGGAACCTGGTGCTACGGCGGGCGCGACCTGGGGCACGGATATCAGCGGTCAACCATCTGATGCCGCGGTGTTGAATACTAATCAGACATGGAACGATGTTTCAGGGACGGGCAAGCCCGCGGACAACGCCACATATAACACGGGCGATCTGGCCGATTTGAATACAGTTTCTTATGATGAAATAGACGATGGCAGCACGTCTATTCTTGATACGTATTATTCCCCTACTGGCTATCTTACTACATCCGCAAACAGGTATTCGTGGAATCATGTTGCTGACGTTGCGGTGACAGATAGTAAGGGCAAGCCAATCTTGCTTAACTTTAACGTTTATCTGCAAGGTGAGAGTGGCGTCACGGATGTAAAATTGCGCATTCGTAAAGTTTTGAATGGCACGACAACAAGTTATATTTACGGTGACGGGGCGGGCAACGGCAAAGAGGTTGAGATTGATGGGGAGGGGACTCTGATCGGCCTGTCCGCCGTAGATACCGGCCTTTCATCTGGGGATGATGCGACTTACACGCTGGAAGTGACAAAAGCGAACGGCAACGACGATTTTTATGTAAATGAGAGAGTCGGTTATCTGCAAGAGGCACTGAATTAATGACCCAGGCAATTTTTTATGACCCAGTCACCGGCCATATTGAATCTATCCGGCAGGCGGTGGGGCCTGCGCCTTATCGCCCAGATGGTTTGCCTTACATTCTTTCAGACGAGAATGTCACGGAAAAATATGTAGACTTATCAGATCCAGATAACCCCCTTCTAGTGGATAGGGTGCGCGTGACGCCGCAAGTTGATAAGAACGATATTGAGGCGGGCGGCGATGAGGCGCATATATCTGGCTTGCCGGATTCTTGTTACTTATACGTTGCGGGGGATGTGCGGGAGGTTATTGGCGGCGAGGCCGTGATTGCCAGCGATGCGCCTGACCCTATCCTATGCCGTCTTGTGGGCAGATATATCTGTAACGACTTTGTGATTAAAGCCCATGACCTGGCGGCCTTGCGCGAAAAAATAAAAGCGCAAATTGATGCAGATGCGGAGGCCGCGCGGCTCAAATACACAACGGCGGGCAGTACGCAGGCGATGGTGTATGAGCATAAGCATAAAGAGGCGCAGGCTGTCCAGGCGGTGCTTGATGCTGGCGCGAATCCCGTTGCGTCTGATTATCCGATATTGAATGCAGAATCCGCGGCGACAAATACGACACTTACAGCCCTGGCGGCGGTGGTTATCGGTACAGCGCAGCAATGGGCAGTGTTAGCGGGGCAGATTGAAGCCCTGCGGATTTCCGCAAAAATGGCGGTGGATGTTGCGATGACGCCTGCAGAGATTATCGGCATAAAAGAAATAGACTGGCCCTAGAATGACCCGAATTTCCCCCCACTTTACCCGCGCAGAGTTACAATGTAAGGGCAGCGGGGAAATGGTGCTGGCCGATGGTTTTTTGAATGCCTTGGAATTGCTGCGCATTGGCTATGACCGGCCAATGATTATCACGTCAGGCTGTCGTTCGCCGGAACACAACGCAGCGATTGGCGGTCATCCGCGCAGCCTGCACCTGACAGAAAATCCACACCACAATCTGCAAGGCGCTTGCGCTGTTGATATTAAACGTCCGGTCGGGAGCGATCTTCACCGATTGCTCCATGCCGCCACGTCTCTTGGCTGGTCAATCGGCATAGCCAAGACATTCGTGCATCTGGACAAGCGGTCCCGATACACACCACTCCCCCCTGTGATTTACACATATTAAAGGTGAAATTATGTCTGAAAATGAGCCTAAATGGTTTCTTAAATCTAAAACCGTGATTGGTGCAATCATGGCAATCCTGCCTACCCTCTTGCCAGTGTTTGGCGTGTCGTTTTCCACGGAAGAGGTCGGCCTGGTTAACGGTGCCGTTGATGCCACTATCACGGCGGGCGGCGCGTTGTTGGCTGTATATGGTCGATTTACAGCTAAAGAGTCCGTCACGGTACTCCCTAAATGACCTGGCTTGTTCTGATAGCCCTTACCATGTCGGGGGCGGGCTTCTGGCTCGCCTACCGTCTGGGGCGGTCTAACGAGCGCAAGAGACAGGCGGAAAGCAATGAAGATTTACAAGGTGAGTATGCACACAATGAAGCGAATAAGCCTGGCAGTGTTGATGATTTTGTTGACCGGCTGCGCAAGGACGGCGATCTCTAGTTGCCCGCCGCTGGTTGATTATACGGCCGTGCAAACACAACAGCTAATTCGTGATCTGGAAGGCGCAGGGCCGCAACAGGTATGGCCCTACTACATCATAGACTATGCGACTCTGCGCAAGAATGTGCGGGCGTGTCATAAGAACAATCGTTAAAAAGAGGAATTGCCCGCTATGGCTGAACCGGAAAGAACGCAGTGGCACATTAAAAAAGAGGTGTCTGTCAGCCACATTATCACCACAGCCACTATTGTTGTATCGGCGATTGCCTGGGGTATGCAGGTCGAGAGCAGGATTGCAATGATAGAAAATGCGCATATCGTACCACGATTAACCACGCTGGAAGTAAATCGCGTCCACGATCAAGACACGCTAATCCGCATTGAAAAGCAGTTACAGCGTATCCTGGATAAGCTGGATACAAAGGCCGATAAAGATTAGCGATGACCGGCCCCCGCCGTTCTAACTGTTTATTCTGGGCGGTGGCGATGCGGTTAAAGAAGGGGGGACGGATAAAGTTCGTCTACTCCCCCTACTGGTGGCTGCACTTCCATGTAAGGTGGGTGTCCAGCCACGGTAACGAGTTCAGCTATACTCAT